CGAAACGAGGTAACGCTATGCCGATCGGTCTATTGTTCTGGATGCTGATGATCCTGTGGTTGATCTTCGGTGGTATCTGGTGGCGTAATGGTGCTGGCTGGGCTTATGGCTGGGGCGGCAACATGCTGTTGCTGTTCGTTCTTTTGTTCTTGCTCGGCTGGAACGACTTTGGCTTTATCCTTCAAGGTGGCCGCGGTTCTCCCTTTCACTGACGCGGCGGGGACGGACGACCCCTGTTACGACCTGATCGGGCACCAGGATGAGCTGCGAGCCTGCTACGCGCAGCACCATATTGCCTCGCCCCAGCCCGACGTTCCGCAGCCGCCGGCTATCTGTAAGAACTGCTAGTTGACACGTCTTTGAATTTAATCCATCTTTTCCCCTTCGCCTGACCCCCGTTACGGGTCGCCTCGACTGATGGCCGTAAGTCATTTCATGGAGTGTGTGCATTGGCGCAGGATGGTGATCCCGAAGATCCGATTGATCTCGAACCGCAAGAAGACGCGGATGTCGAGCAACAGGATCTGGAGGTTGAGGAGCAAGAGACTGATCCGGAGTCGGATGAGGTCGATGCTGCCAGCCAGCAACAGGATCGCCAAGAGCCCGGTGAGCAACGCCAGCAGCCAACTCGCGGCGAGAATCGACAACAGCGTTTAGCCAATGATCTCCGAGAGGAGAGGCAGCGCCGAGCCGATCTCGAACGCCGACTTGACCTGGCGCTCGCCGCGCGCAACCAGCAGCCAACACCGCAGGGTGAAAGCCCCGAAGCACGCGCGCAGCGCTTGGCACTGTTGACGCCCGAGGAACGTATCCGCGAGGAGTTGCAGGAGACACGGCGAGAGATTGCCGCGTCATTGCAGCAACAGCGGTTTACGACGATCGAAGCCGGCGACAGGGCTGCTTTTCAAGCGAAGGCTACGGTCGACCCGCTTTACAAGAAGTGGGAGCCAAAGGTCGAGGCAGAACTGACGCAGCTACGCAATCAAGGCATGAACGTCGAGCGCGAACGCCTGATGTACTACTTGATCGGCAAGGCAGCGGTTGAGGCAAGAGGGGCGAACAAGGGCACGCAACGCGCCGCAGGCGCTCAGCGGGTCCGGCAGCAGACGACCCGATCGCCTAATTCTGGCTCTGACGTGCAGGCGCAGCGACGCGAGCGTGGCAATTCTCTCGAAAGGCGGCTGGAGAACCAGTCACTTTAAGCGGCGATCTGAGGACGCCGCAGGAGAGAAGCGATGGCCGTCAACCAGTCGTCATCCTTTCAGGCTGACATAGAAGCCTATATTGCCGATAAGACGTTGCCTCTGGCTCGCCGGCAATTGGTGGTTTACCAATTTGGCGATCCATTAACGCTGCCCAAAGGGCGCGGGCTCACCTACACCGCCACTCGATACAACCGTGTGTCTCTGCCGTATGCGCCGCTCTCCGAGGGCGTGCCGCCGGTCGGCGAGATCATGACGATCGGGCAAGTTACGGCTACCGCGCTGCAGTGGGGCGACAAGATCACCATCACCGACGTTGCGGAGATGACGATCAAGCATCCGCTGTTCAAGAAGGCGATCGAACTTCTTGGCTTGCAAGTGGCGGAAACGCTCGAACGCAACACCATGAACAACCTCATGGGTGGGGCGCAGATTAATTACGTCAACTCGCGCGGCTCGCGCGCTGCTCTTGCAGCCGGCGATGTCATGAATACCCACGAGCTCAATCGCGCTTACGCGATGCTCGTGGCGCTCGGCGCCCCTCGTTACATGGGCGACGAGATGACCGACACTAAGCTCGAAGCCGATGCCGGCGGCGCGAAGGCATCGAGCAATCCGCGGTCGATGCCGCATTACGTGTCGGTGATTCACCCGTTCACGGCGTCGGATCTGCGCGAGAATCAGGCGATCCAGACCGCCTGGTCCTACTCGGACATCAATCGGCTTTACAATTTCGAACTTGGCGAATGGTCCGGCATCCGGTTCTGCATGTCGAACATGGTGCCGACGTTTACCGGCGTTGCGCTTATCACCGGCACGCCGGGATCGTCGGGCAACCTGACGACCTCGACGACTTACAACATCATCGTCACGGCCTCGGACACTCAGAACCAGTACGAGAGCCAGATCTATCAGGTGTCCGGCAACATCTCGGTCAGCGGTCCGAACGGCTCGATCCAGGTGAACTTGCCGGTGCTCGCCGGCTACACTTTCAACGTCTATATCGGCACGACTTCGAGCCCGGTGAACCTCGGCTTGTCCTCGGCTGGCCCGACGACCGGACCCCTGCAGGGTCAGGCGACGCAGCTTGCCGGCGGACAGGTTGTGACCATTACCGGCATCGGCGTCTCCCAGGTGCCGCCGGCGGCGCCGACGACCGGTGTCACCGTGTATCCGAACTTCGTGTTCGGTCGCGGGGCTTACGGTCAGGTCATGCTGGACGATACGAAGTTCACGTATCTGAAAGAGGCCGATAAGAGCGATCCCTTGAATCAATTACGCGTGGTTGGGTGGAAACTTTTTTATGGGACGATCTTCCTCAATCAGCAGTTCTTCATGCGAATTGAGTCGACTTCGGCCTTCAATGCCACGTTCGGCTAAGGAGTAGCAAATGGCTGTCTATAGGCTTCGTTACACGTTCAACGTGGATCTCGTTCCGCCGGGCATCGGTCCTATAGGCTCGCCACAGGTCGGTCCCGGCAATGCAAATGCGCAGACGCTCGGGCTCATCAACCAAGCTGGCGCCCAGAACATCACTGGTTCGGGCACGAGCGGTGTGATTGCCGCGGCTGACATCACGACGCTGACCAACGCGGCAGCGACCGATATGGCGGCGCAGCTCAATCTGGCTGTGAACCTAGCCAAGATGCAGGGCTGGCCGACCGGCAATCCGTAAGGAGCTATTGTGGCGACCAAGACCATTGGCACGTTGGCGACGACAACGCTGACCGGTTTCCAGCTGCCGGCCAAGTATGTTGGGCAGGCTCAGATTAGCGCAGCCGATTGGGCGACGATCGCCAATTCGATCTTCGACGATTCGCGCAACCCGCAGCAGCTCATCAACCAGCAGATCATGAACGGCGCGCTAGTCCGTAACGGCAAGCTGTACGTCCCCAACCGGGGCGTGCTGCAGATAAATGACGGTGACTGGATCGCGGTGGATCCAAACGGCTGGCCGATCTTGATTGGCAAAGAGTCTCTCCCGGCGATCCTTACGGCTACCGGCAACTGGTCCGTGGCGGCGGGGACAGCGGTAACGGCGCTGTCGGCTAACGTGTTGCAGCAAGGCTGGTGGTCCGGCATGGCTATCACCGGGAACAATATTGCGGCCAGCACCGTCATTTCGGCTATTGCAGCAAACGGATTAAGCCTTACACTGAGCAAGGCCGCGACCGGCACCGGCACCGGTGCTACCCTGACGGTAGGGTCGTGGACGCACAGCTAAAGGTGTTGCATGACCAAACGAGACGTAGCGAGCGCGCTTGGCGAGATCGACAAGCGGCTTGATGCAGCCGTTCTTGACGACGAAACCCGCGCGGCGATCAAGGCGAAAGCGCGGGAGCACGTCGATAAGAAGCGGCGCGACGAAGCGGAAGCGAAGCTTCTCGCCATCGAAATTCGCAAAGCGGAAATCGAAGATCGTCCGACAGAACAGGACGAGGATGTTCTGATCGACATCCCGCCGTTCGTCGCTGCAGAGCGCCTCGGCGGCGCCTGCATCACGCTCGATGGCCGGATGTTTTTTCATGGCGTCACTTACACCGTGGCCTACTCGGTCGCACGCACGCTTGAAGACGTCATGGCCCGGTCGTGGGAGCATGAACGTGAGATCGGCGGTAAGCGGCGCAAGGCCGACATCAACCGTCGGCCGCTGATGCGGACCATCCAGCCCGGCATGGAGAACGCCGCTATTCCCGGCCACGTCAACACCCGCTCGTCCCTTAATGAAAATACGAGCGTGTGATGCTGGACAAAACCATCCCTATCTCGCCGGTGCAGCTTGTAGACGGCGATGGAAAAGAACTCGGGCTTGGTCTGCGCTTGACTTGCGGCGTTGGTCAGCACCGTCAGCTCGACATGAGTTTCGGCGTTCCATTGAGTTGGAGTGTCGATGAAATCAATACACAGGTTGACAAACTTATCGCTGTGGTCGAGCGGCAGGCGGCGAAGGGCGATCTGCTTTCGATCAAAGGCACGTTGCAGACTTTGGAAATGCAGCTTGAGACGACTCGCCAGCAGATGGTCAACCATGAGACGAACGCACGTGCCGCTTGGTATGACGCCAAGAAGCACGGCGAGTTCAAGTTGACTGGTCAGGCTGCAACGCAGATGCAGAATTTCCAGAACACCGAGCAGACGCAGATCGCCGCGATCAAGAAGCTTCGCGAGGAATTGAAGGTTGTTGAAGAGAGATGCCGCTAACGGCTGCGCAGATATGCACCAAGGCTGCTTCGATCGCGCGAGTCCCCGGCTTTACGACACAGGCCGGGGATTATCTTAACGTCGTTCTTTCCGAGCTTTGCCAGAACTACGACTTCGACGTTGCGAAGCAGACTTACTATTTCACTTTCAATACCAACCAATTAAATTTTAACGGGCAGGCGTACCAGAACCTGCCGGCAAATTATTTGCGCACCGTGCGCAACGAGTGCTTCTACTACATCTCGGGCGTGCCCTATCCGATGATTCACTTCGATCAGGCGGAAGGCGATCTACTCGTCCAGCAGGCCGGCGTCACCAATTTCCCTGTCTTCTTCTGGACTGATATGACTTTGATGGGTGCGACAAATAGTCCCACCACGTCGCCGGGAGTTACCGGCGTCCCGGTCATGCTGTTCTGGATGCCACCGTCAGGCGCTTACCAGGTGACGCTGCGGTATTTTTCGCAGATGAACGACATCGCTACGCCAGCGAGCAGCGCTACTGTCCCGTGGTTCCCTGATCAGAATTATCTCATCACCCGTGTCGCTGGGCAGCTGATGCAGGATGCTGATGATGAGCGGTGGAAGCAGTATTTGTCGGCGACTGAAGAGGGCGGAGCGGGCGACATTCTCCGGCGCTATCTTATGCTTAAGGATGACAAGAGCGATCGTGCGCAGACAGTAAAGCTAGATAGACGAGTGTTTGGAAGGGCTTACGACCGGATTCGCAATACAAAACAGATCGGGTGGTGATCTTTGTAATTTGATTTACAAAGGAAGATAAGTACGGTCTGTTGAGGCTTCACATGGAGGCTTCAATGACTAAACGGTATGCTGATCTTACGCCTGACCAAATAGCGCGGCGCAATGCGGCTAAGGCAAAGTATGAGGCGCAAAATCCAGAACGCGTGCGCGCAGCTAAAGCAGCATGGTTTGCAAAAAATCCAGGGTACTTCAATGAATGGACTCGCCGAGACCAACGTGCAAATCCTTGGCGTTATGTTTTGCGACTGGCCAAACTGCGCGCGAGACGAGAAAACGTGCCATTCTCTTTGACAACGGAAGACATCGTAGTCCCAGATGTTTGCCCTGTTTTAGGAATTAAAATAGTGCCCTACACCGCAGGGACTACACCGCGCCATAATAGCAATCCGACTTTAGATCGTGTAGTTCCAAGTCGTGGATACACAAAAGAAAATACGCACGTTATTTCTTTTCGAGCTAATCGTCTTAAAAGCAACGCTACGTTAGCGGAACTTAAAGCCATCGTGGCCTATATGGAGAGCCACGGTGCAGCGTAACTCCAAGCCCATCCCCTGGCGCCCTCGCGGACTGTCCGACACGCTCGATGCGTCGAACACGTTTGCCGGTGCGATGGCATCGCTGCAGAACCTCATCCCCGACCCGACGACGCGCGGTCTTTGGGAGTGCCGGCCGGCCGCACTGAAGACGACGGGCTTTACTGGCTTCACGACGCCCGGCTTTATCTCGGCCGAGAAAATTATTGGCAATTACATTTATGGCATGATCGCATCCGGCCTCAACGCCGGGCACGATCAGCCGTTCGTCTACAACATTCTCACCGCCTCGTTTGTCACGATTACCGGTATCACATCCGGCAATACTCCGATCAGTCCAGCGACCACAGGCACCTGGACGCCACCGACCATGGCGTTGATTGGTTCGAAGCTAATGGTCACGCATCCTGGCTTCAGTGGTTTGGGTGGTGTGTACTTTGGCGAACTCGACATTACCAACCCCGCGGCGCCGGTCTGGAGCGGGGGCAATCTTACGGGTGCTATTGCTTTCACGACGCCACCAAGCGCGGTGTTCCAGTTCAGCTCGCGCGCCTATTGGATCACCAACAATCCCGCGCAACCGGCGTTGATCTTTTCGGACTCGCTCAATCCGACCAACTGCACGATGGCGACGCAAATTCTTACGTTAGGCGATAACACTGCTTTGACCGCGCTTGGCGGCCTTGCTTTGAACAACCAGCTTGGCGGCATCGTCCAGTCGCTGATCGTCTTCAAAGGCGTGCAGAATATCTATCAGATCACGGGTGATGCTGCTCTTACGACTGACCCGTTGACGGTTAACAGTCTTAACATTGTGACCGGCACGCTTGCGCCCAACACAGTGGTCAATACGCCGAAGGGTTTGGGCTTCGTCTCGCCTGACGGCGTCCGCATCATCGACTTCTTCGGCCATGTCTCCGATCCGATCGGTTTCGATGGCATGGGTGTGACGGTGCCGTTCATCTTTTCGGTCGTGCCATCGCGCATGGTCGCGGCTTGTGCCGGCAATATTCTGCGTATCTCGGTACAGAACGGCAACGCGAGCGGCAGCCCGAACCAGGAGTTCTGGTACGACTTCGCCAGGACGATCTGGTCGGGGCCGCATACCTTCCCGTTCTCCCAGCTGCAGCCCTACAATGGCACTTTTATCGGAGCACCGATCGGCGTCCCTGCGACGCTGTTCCAATCCGACGCAGTGCAGTCCGATACCTCCACCTTCGTCGAGAACGGCACACAACTTTTGTGGACGGCGGCGACCGCGTTGCTGCCCGATACGGACCAGATGACCAATAACGCCATCACCGAGGCGACGTGGGACTTAGGCTTGTCGGCCTCGTTCCCGACCGTGACGGTCACTGCGATGGATCAGAACGCCGCCGTGCTCAACTCGGTGTCGGTCACGGCCTCGGGCTCGGCGACGATCTGGGGGGCGTTCAAATGGGGTGCGGCACTGTGGGGCGGCGGGGCGAACAGTCTTGCTCCGCAGCAGCTGCAGTGGACGATCGTCATTGTTTTCACTAGGATACAGATCCAAGCCTCGGGGTCGAGCGCCCAGGGCATCAAGGTCGGCACTTTGCATCTTCGCTATCAAATACTTCGGTACACTTCGAGCGTGGCTGCGGCATGAGCAATATTATCGCGACAATTATAGGGGTCGGTTACGTCGCGTTCATGTTTCTTGCGCTCTGGCATGCGGTGGTCGCATGAAAAAGTGGCTGGGCGCTTTAGCTGGTAGCTTCCTGCTCATCGCGGCAGGCTTCAATCTGCACAGTACCATCCGTTCTGCCGATGCCGGTGTCGCCTGCTCGGTGCCGTTCAACCTGACCAACGGCACGACGGCCGATGCTTCACAGGTGATGGCGAATTATAACGCCATCCTTGCCTGCCTGCTCAACGCCGCCGCAGCCGGCGCTAATACCGACATCACTGCGCTTCTTGGTCTAACCACGCCGCTGGCGCCGACCGAGGGCGGCTCGATTGTCTTTGCCGGCGTGACGCCTACTGCTTCAGGCAATACGATTGTCATCGCTTCGACCACGCCCGGCGGCTTTAGTTACACTGCGAATTACTCGGTTATCTTTATCGCGCAAGCGACTAACGTCGCGACGCAGACGCTCGATGTCAATGCGCAGGGCGTCGAGAATATTTACAAACAAAGCCCTTCTGGTCCAACGCCGCTGACCGGAGGCGAGATCGCGACAAATCAAATCGTACTGGCGACGTGGGACGGGACCGAGTTCCAAATTAATCCGGTGCCCAATGTCACGCCGGGCTTTGGTTTATCGACCAACGCTTCGCAGACCGCAATACAGATCAACACGGCTAAGCCGCCTTACGGTTTCGATCAGCCGGTCAATCTCGGTCTGCAAGTCTTCGCGGTCGCAGGCAATCTTCTTCAGGTCAATATTGTTCAGGCCAACGGGGCGGCGCCGACAGCAACAAGCTCGGGACCGGTACTCATCCCGTTCCGCAATCCGACGCTGGCGCAAGGCACGCCGACTTGGGTGGCGGTGACGGCGTCGACCAGCATCAACACCAATGCGACGGGTGCTTCGCTCGGGTGTCTCAACAACACGCCCTGCCGAACTTATATCGTCGCGTTCGACAACGCCGGTACGGTCGTGCCGGCGCTCTACACCGCCTCGGTTCCGACGCCCAACGTCGAGATATTCCCGCTTGACACCGGCACTTTGCAATCGACGACGGCAATCGGTGGCGGCGCGACGAGCGCTGGCGTGTTCTACTCGCCGAACGGGGTTACGGTTTCCAACTCGCCGTTTGTGATTCTCGGCTGGTATGACTATGCGACGCCGCTCGCGACCGCGGGCACCTACACGACGAACCCTGACATTATTCAGCTGTTCGGCCCGCAGAGCAAAAAGCCGGGCGACATCGTGCAAGGTCCGTTTAACGGACAGAATTATACGTCTGTTACGGGCGGTACCGGGTGGCACGCTACGCCGCTGCAGGCAGCGATCACGCCAACCAGCAAGATCGACTTTGTTCAAGGGCACGCTACTTTTACAGCAGGGTGCGGCACCGGCAGTACGGGTTTTGTCGGCATGGGGCCTACGCCAGTGGCGACTTCGGCAGCTACTGTTATTTACGCCATCGGCAACACTGGCACTGTTAACTATCCAGGTTTTATCGAGCAGATGTTCGAACCGGCTGTTATCGCTTCGACAACCTACTCGTTATATGTTCAGAGCCCCGGCGGTGGCTGTGCATACAACGGTACGCCCGGCGGCAACAGCACGATCAGCTTATGGCAGATTAGAGGATGAAACGTATTCTAAAATGGGCGGTCGGTTACACTACGCACGCCTTATTTTTTGCTCTCACCGTTCTTTGCATCCCCGCTCTCCCAGACGGCGCCGAGATCCCACGCTGGGCCTTGATGGCAGTGACCGCAGGCATCCTCGTCTTCAAGGTCGAGATGACGTCGACCTATTTCATTGTAGTCGCCTACGTCGCCGGCATGGCTTTGCTCGGGCCGACCGGTTACGACGCGCTGCTTCTGTTCGTTCACTTCATGATCTTGTCGGTGCTGTTCCTATCAAATTTTGATCTGCGCAAGGCAGCGATCGGCGCCGGACTCGGAATGGCGGTGAACTCGTGTGTGATGCTCGCGCAGCACTACGGCTTGACCTACATTCCCATGCTGTCGCCTCTCCCTGGTCTTTTTTACAATCGCAATATCGGCGCCGAGGCGGCTGGCATGACACTGGCTTTGGTGGTAGCCTACCGCTTGTACTGGCTCGTACCCGGAGTTCTCCCAGTCCTCCTGTACGGGTCCCGCGCGCCAGTCATCGCGCTGGGAACGGCGGCTGCCTTTGCCGTTGGTCGCCGTTCCCCGTTCCTCGGCTTCATGACCTTCATGGGCGGTATCCTGTTCGTCGTGTCGTGGATGCATGACTATGGCGGGTTGACCGATCTGATCCAGCGCATCGGAGTCTGGGAGGACATGCTGCCGGGCTTGCGCCCCTGGGGGCACGGGCTGGGATCGTTCATCGCCGAGTTTCCGATTTACCAGCACCACACGACCGCGCTGACGCTACGGTTCGAGAACGCACACAACGACTTCATGCAACTTGCCTTCGAACTCGGGCTCGGTGCCGTCCTTGCCGCGGCACTGGTCATAGCCCAGCTGTGGGGCACGCCGCGGTCGCCCGCCTGGTACGCTCTGGTGGTCTTTTTGGTGGAGGGTTGCTTTGGATTTCCCCTATACGAGCCTGTTACAGCGAGCCTCGCTGCGGTGTGCGCAGGGGCTCTTTTTGCTGAGCATGTTGTTCTTTTCGACCTGCTCGCTACTTGGGGACCACGAATATGGGCTGGCGATTTTGCACCACGATCCACAGCACGCCATGCTCGCCAGCCGCCTCTTCCCCCTCATCCGAACCTACCGGTCTGGACCAGCCTATCTGGCCATCGTCACTGGGGCGCCGGATGCCATCCCCCTGATTCAGACGGCATTGCGGCATGATCCTTACGCTCCCGACCTGTGGTATGGACTGGCGCGGATGCAGTTGAAATCTGGTAATGAAGCGGGCTATACTGCCGCGCTGACGCAGCTCAAAAGGCTGACGCCTGGGCTCGACTACCGCATCATCGCGGAACACCAAGGGGGTTAGCATGCTGCGTAAATTTTATCTGGCCGCAGTTGCGGCGTTCTTGATAACCGCTGCTGGCGTCAGTCTTCGTGCAGCAACTATCCCGCTGTTCTCCAATTCGACTACGCCGACTTACGCCGCGTGCGAAGAGTCGAGCCAAACGATCAGCTGCGTCAACGCTCTTATCAATGCGATCAACTCGGGTGTCGCCGGCTACTACGCTTCGGCTTTCGGCCCGGTAGCCGCACAGGCAACTTCGACCGAACAGACGTTTGCTTCGATCAGCATCCCAACTTCGACGTTGGTCAGCAACGGGCAGAGCCTGCGGGCGCGGTGTTATGGCATCAGTGCGGCGAACGCTAGCGCCAAGACCGTCAAGCTTTACTTCGGCTCTAACGTCCTGATCGCTCCAATTTTCACGACGTCCGCCGGCAACTGGGAGCTTGAGATTTTGGCAACGGCCCTGGTGCCAACCAACCAAATCCTCACGATCGCGACGAACACCATGCAAGTCGGGCGTGGCACTTTCGCTACTTCGGTTGTTTCGCCGGTCGCGACCAACGATCTCGTCGACAGCCTCGCGGCGCCGATCGTCGTGAAGTGCACCTACATCACCGACGCGACCGCGGCCGAGTTGACGATGGAAGACCTCTACATCGAACAGGTGAAATGATGGCACGACAAGGTGACGGTTCAGGCGGCATGTCCGCCGAGACAACCCTGCATCAGAAGGGCATGAAGACGCGCAACCCTGACCCTCCTGGCAAGATGAAGATGGGCGGGAGCGTCAATGACGAAGCAACTCGCAAGGAAACCGCCCCTACGCCTCGTACCATCGGCGACGGGCGCGTCGCTTAGGATCCAGCCCGAGCGTTTCGAGGAGATGGCGGACGAACTGCCGCCTCTCTTTGCCCGTTACGGTGAGGAGCTGGGTAAGTCGGCGACCGAGCCCGACTGGGCCAATCTCTTCCGCATGGCGTTCACCGGGCAATTGCGCATCGTCACACTGCGCGATGGGCCTGTGCTCGGGGGCTTCGCCATCTCCATTGTCGGCCCGCATCTGATGTACCGGTCGGTGGTCCACGGCATCACCATCGCCGTGTTTCTTGATAAGCCCTACCGCCACGGCTGGACCGGCCTAAAATTCCTCGCTAAAAACAGGGACATCCTGCGCGAGTGGGGCTGCAAGCGCATCTCGGTCGGCGAAGACGCGACGCAGCAAACACTCGGCAAGATATACCAGCGCGTGGGCTATGAGCTTGCCGAGCGTCTTTACGTGATGGAGCTGTAATGGAAATTTATCTAAGTGCTGAAGAAAATGAGCGTCTGGAGAAGCACGCTGAGCATCTTGGCTTTGAATCAGCAAAGGCGCTTGCTCAGTTTATTTTAGAGCAGACACTACACGCGCCTCAGTTTATGGGCCTTATGACTATGATGGCGGCCAAGAAGTGAGGCTATAATGACTTCGCTTGTCAGCGGCAACGTCTCGGCGCCCAACCAGCAGCCGGTTAACACGCAATCGACGTTTGCCAATGCCGGCAATGCCATCGGGCAGCAACAGGGTACTTACGACGCGCTGGGTGCGAGCGTGCTGCCGCAAGCCGGGCAGACAACACAGAACCTCGTCAACAATCCGTTCGCGCCGCAGGCAATCCAAGGCGCGCAGACAGCGGCCGGGATGGGGACTGCGGGCGCAACGACCAACTTCAACACCGGCATGTCGCTCGTGCCCTATGCGCAGCAGATTCTCAACACTGGCATGGACCCGCAGAATGCATTGTACGCTCAGCAGCTGCAGCAGACTCGTGACCAGTCTAACGTTAACAACGCGCAGGCAGGCGTAGCCGAGACGCCTTACGGTGCTGGCGTCACCAATCAGGCAGTGACCAACTTCAATATCGACTGGCTCAACAATGAGCTGAGCCGGCAGACGCAAGCGGCTGGCGCCGCGGGATCGCTCGACACACAAGCAAGCGGGCTCTACACGCCGGCTGGCTCGCAGATGGTGCAGTCCGCGACCATCCCCTATGCGACGTACAGCGACATCGGCACTGGTCAAGACCAAGCGCTTAGCCAGTTGCTCGGCATCGGCGGCGCTGGCGAGAATCTATCGAACATGAACATCACCGACCTAATCAGTTTGTTGAGCAGTGGCAACCAGGCCAATCAAGTCGCGAACCAAACTTACGCGAACCAGCTCACGGGGGCGCAGAATACGTTCAATAACGCAGGGACGCTCGCGAGCGCTGGTGCCGGTATTGGCGGCGATTTGGCAGCGTTCCTCTGATGTCGCAATCCTGGGACATAGCCGGATCGTTCAACGAGGGCGCCAAGGGCGGGCTCCAAGTTGACCAGGGGCTTATCGACAAGGCTGGCCAGGTCGCTGCCGGCAAAGCCCTGATGCAGATGTTCAACCCGCCTGTGCCCGGCGCGCAGCCGATGCCGGGGGGTCCGCAGCAGCCTGGACAGCCGCCGCAAGGTTCTCCACAGGGAGGCGACATTTTGTCGCGCCTGAAAGGACTGTTTCAGCAACCGCAGCAGAGCCCCGGTGGCGGTGGTCAGCCCGGCATGCCTCCCCAGCCGATGCCCGGCCAGCAGCCACAGATGCCGCAGCGACCGCCGATGCAGGCTCCCGTGCCTGGCGCGCAGCCCATGGGCGGACCTCAAGGCGCTCCCATGCAGCCGCAGAGCGGCGGTTCCATGCCTCCGCAGTCGCAAGCGAGCGCGCCGCCGGGTATGGGCGGCGGCCAAGCGCCGACGGGGATGCTCGACTGGAAGTCCGTGGTGCAGCAGGTCAAGGCCGCCAACCCCGGCGCCGACCCGCGCGTCATCATGACCGCCGTCAACCAGTTCCTGCCGCTGATGACCCAGCAAGCGCAGATGGAGTGGAAGCAGGTCATGATGCAAACGCAGCGTGACCGAACGAATATTATGGGTGAGCGCGCGGACACGGCTCGCGAACAGGGCGGCGAACGCATCGGGATTGCTCAGCAACAAGCCGACACGAGTGCAAAGCGCGCTGATACATCCGCCGACCAAGGCCAGCAGCGCATCGATCTTGGCAAGCAGCGCTAGCAGCGTCTAACAGGCTCAACGCAGGTTCGGCAGGATCAAGGCTGGCAGCGCCTGGAGCTTCAGAAAAACGCCCTGCAGCAACGCATCCAAGAATCAGGAGATCGCCGTCTGCTCAGCCAGTGGCGCGCGACGCTCGACGCTCAGCACAAGCGCGCGACCGAAATTATCCAGGCCAATGCGCTGGGCTCGGGGCTCGGCGACAAGGATAAGAAAAAACTGCTGGACGAAGAGGACAAGGCTTACACCGATGCTATCAAGCAGATGCGCTCTACCGGAGGCGATACGTCGCCTGCTAGTGCAGGCGGGGCGCCGAATGCTCCCGCGGGCGGTGGTAAAGTCCTCAAGTACGATGCGCAAGGCAATCGAGTTGAGTAATGCCAGTCGGCGTCGACATTACAGTAAAGCCAGGCCCGACTGCCGCTCCGTGGACGAACGTAGCGTCGGATCCGGTTCGCGCGCAAAGCGCTGACGGTATCCTGCACGAGTTCCCCGCAGGCACCGATCCAAGTGTCATCGACAAGGTCATGAAGGACTACCACGCACCGCAGAGCGCAGTCGCGCCTGTGCCCAAACAAGGTCAGACCATCCAGCCGACCAATATACCTGCCGACATCGCCGCCACACGCGGCAAGGCTGAGTCGATCGCCGGGCAGGCGACAGGCGTCAGCGAAGCCTCGGACGTGCTCAAGGGCAAGGAGACGCCCGAGGAGCAGCAGAAGTTCGCCATTGAGGGCGGCCTGACAGCGGCCCTTGGCTTGGGAGGGTTAGCCCTCAAGGGCGCGGGCGTTATAGGTGCTTCGCGCCTTGCAGGCACCCAGTGGGGCAAGCAGATGCTGCGGCCCCTCGAAAAGTTTCTATCGCCCAGTACGGTATCTCCCGAAGCGGAAGCAGCCGCTGGCACAATCCGCAAGGCAACCGGCACAGCGGCGCGGGATTACGCGATCACGGCGCACGACGTCGAGCCGTACCACGCCCTAGTCAACGCTTTACCTGATCCTGATAAGCAAGGGCTCGTCAACTATATCGAGGGACACTCGACTAACCTGAACCTTTTCGGCCCGCAGTCGAAGCAGGCTGGTCCGTTGCGCGCGCTCGCCGACACGCTCAGGGACAACCTTGACCAGCGCAAACAGAAGCTATTGAACTTGCCGAAGACCGCGCAGATGGACTTTGTCGAGAATTACTTGCCGCATATGTGGAAGGATCCTGGGCAGGCTCAACAGGCATTTCGTAACTTCGCCATCGGCACCGGCAAGCAAGGCTCGGCAGCATCGCTCAAGAAGCGCACCGTTCCGACTTACGCCGAAGGACTGGCCATGGGACTACAGCCGGCTACGAACGATCCGATCGAGATGACGCTGCGTTACACCCGCAGCATGGACAACTTTATCGCTTCGCAGGAGGCGCTCGATACAGGCGTCACCACCGGCAACGTCAGATACTTCAAACAGCCGACTGCCATGGGCGCGTCAGGGCATCCTTCGTCCATGGGGCACAACGTGGCGCCGAGCGGTCCTATCCCCGATGGCTGGGTGCCGCTGAATGGTCGAGGCTCAGTCAATGCGCAAGGGCAGCAAGCTTACGCACCCGAGGACTGGGCGCGCGTCTACAACAATTACATTGACCGCGGCGTCCACAAGAGCGCCGACTGGGGCAAGGTCTATGACACGCTGCAGCACGGGTCGAACGCCATAACCTCCATGGAGCTCGGCCTGTCCGGCTACCACGCCATCACGATGGCGAAGGAAGCGATTATATCCGACTTCGCTAACGGCTTGCAGAACGTCATTGGTGGCCGTGTTGGCAAGGGCCTGAGCACCATAGCCCGTTCGCCAGTTGCGCCGTTCCGCATGGCCGCAGCCGGCAAGAAGGTCGAGCAGGCGTACCTGAGCCGCACCGCAGGCACTCCAGATCTGCGTCGTGTGCTCGACGTCGCCGAGAAGGCCGGCATGCGTGGCGTTGGCCGCGGCCACGCGCCTGATTACTCCATGTCGGCCATGGGCAACTACTGGACGTCGTTCAAGCGCGGTGCGCTCAAGCAAGAGATAACGCAAAGCTGGCAGAATGCAAAGTCCGGCCCGGTCGGCGCGTTCAAGGAAGTCACCAGCAACGTCGGCCGTGCGATGCAGACCGTGGCGGCGCCGATCTTTGAGACTTACATCCCGCGCCTCAAGAACGCCGCCGTCTACGAGACGCTGCACGATTGGATGGAGATGCACCCGAACGCGACGTTTGACGAGCAGGTTGCCGAGGCGCGCAACATTATCGATGCCATGGACGATCGCTTCGGCGAGATGATCCAAGACAACATCTTTTGGAATAAGACTATGAAGCAGATGAGCCAGCTCGTGCTGCGCTCCTACTCGTGGGATATGGGCACACTGCGGCTGCTCGGCGGGGTGCGCGATCTGGCGCGAGGCAAGCTGACCCGCAAGGCCGAGTACGCCATCGCCATGCCGATCGTCTCGGGCACGATCGCCGCGATCTACATGAAGCTGAAGACCAGCAAGGACCCGGAGCAGTGGAGTGATCTGGTATTCCCGCAGACGGGCGGCACGACGTCCGGCAGCGCGCCTGACAGGTCGCAGCAGTATTACACCCGCAGGGGGCAGCGCGTGCCGCAGAAGGCGCGTCTGGCGGGGTACGAGGGTGATTACGCTGGCTGGATTCACGACCCGCAGCAAGAAGCGCTTAATAAGCTTGCAACCGGGCCACGGATGGTCCTGCAGCCGCTGCTTTCAGGCGGCAAGGACTCACGCGGTTTTCCGATCGCACCGGAGGCCGACTGGCTGCCTTGGCTGGCGGACTACCTCAAATACGTAGGCGAGAGCGTTACGCCCATCTCCATAAAGAACCTTGAGAAGCCGCAATATCCAGGCACTAATCTCGGTGGCATCGAGCAGTTCATGGGCGTGCGCGAGGCGCCGGTCTACGCCGAAGACCCAACCGGATACGCCCGCACGACGACAGCGATACAACGGCGTGCTAAGCAGAATCAAGAGAACTACGAGAAGAAACAAGAAGACCTAAAAAAACAGTCCTATGGGGGCTCGAATGAGTGAGCGCGCTGCTAAATTAGCCGAAGCTTTTGACAAGGCTATTGAGCAAGGTAACTATACCGACGCAGAGATTCGCATCGCGCTTCAGATTATTGTCGAGCTTTATAAAGCCAAAGCTTACAAAGAATGAGTACCCGAAATAGCAAAGGAGAAAGAGCATGGACTTCGTTAATTTGGATGCTTTCACTAGGCATACCATTTTACTCGGCGTTATAGCTATTATCCTGCTCATTTGGGCGGTTACTATCGTAGCTGTTTGGCAGAACAGGAGAGCAAAAGAGACTTACGATAAGAAGCAGCAGCGCCAATACCAAGGGAGTCAAGAATGAGCGTCAAAATTACGGCGACTATCGAATGCGATGGGCAAGAAACGCAAAGCGAATCAGTTACCCTTACGCAAGAAAATTGGCCGCCGTCAGTAGAAGAGTACCGGAAAGCGCTTACACTTCTGCGCATGCTCTTGTGGGAAAGACACCCTGTTTCTGTGGCTGCAAAAGAACGCTTCTTTAAAGAGGGGCAAACTATGCCTCCAAAGGAACTAGCAGAAGTCGCAAAGGTAATGAGCATTTAAAAGGAGTAAAACATGGCACGCGGTAGCAAAATGAAAGCCAAGAGCAAGAAGTCGATGCCGAAGTCCCTGACCGGCCCGTTCAAGCAGGCCGACACCATGGCGGATACCAAGACCATGGGCAACCCGCGGGCGGTCAAAGCGCGAGACAAGCGGTTGGCGAAGGCGAGCGTGTGATTGAAGATCGCAGCGTACCGTGCAACGGCTGCAATCTTTGCTGCCGTTCAGGTTTCAGTGTGCGCTTAACTGCGGACGATAACCCTGATAACTACCCGACACTTTCTCGTGTTTGGGTAGGACATAAGGATAATCCGCTAGAGCGCAGCATCGGATATGAACTACCCATAAAAGACGGAGAGTGTTTTTATTTGGCGAATGGTAAATGCTCAATCTACGAACGTCGTCCTAAAATGTGTCGTGAATTTGATTGTCGCGACTGGCTTCAAGACCCCGACAAAATTTTACACGGAGACAAACGCTACCCTAAAATAATGGAAGCGGCTCGGGCACGATGCGCCTCCTCGTCATAGACCCAGAAGGCTCGGTCGGCCTCGACCTCGCGCTCCGCGCCCAGCAGGCCGGTCATGAGGTCAAGCTCGCCATCAAGCCGACCGAGAAGAACACTCTCCGTGGCAGGGGCTTCGTCACTGTCGTCCCGGACCCGCGCGAGTGGCTGCGCTGGTCGAACCTTGTCGTCTGTTGCGACAACGCCATGTACCTGCAGGACCTCGACCGCCACCGCGCCGCTGGCGGCTTGGTCATCGGCTCGACCAAGGAGACGTCGGCATGGGAGATCGACCGGCAGGTCGGTCAGACAGTCTTCAAGAAGGCAGGCATCTCGGTCCTGCCGGTGACGGAGTTCAGCGACTATGATGCAGCAATTGCTTACGTCAAACGGACAATGGGTCGGTTCGTCTCTAAGCCTACTGGGGGGTTCGAGGCGGATAAGTCTTTATCCTATGTATCATCCGGTCCTGATGACATGGTCTATATGCTCGAACGATGGAAAAAGCTCGGTAAGCTCAAGACCCCCTTTATCCTGCAAAAGTTCGTCAAAGGAGTAGAAATGGGCGTCGCCGGATGGTTCGGCCCCGGCGGCTGGAATGAAGGCTTTGAGGAGAATTTCGAGTTCAAGAAGCTGATGACCGGAGATATGGGTCCGGCGACCGGCGAGCAGGGCACTATCTCGCGCTACGTCAAGCAGTCCAAGCTCGCGCGCAAGGTTCTGCTCCCGCTCACCACGCAGCTTGAAAAAGCCAACTATTGCGGCGACATCGACGTTAATTGTATCATCGACGAACAGGGACACCCCTGGCCGCTTGAGTTTACCACGCGTCTCGGCTGGCCGGCGTTCAACCTGCAGGTCGCACTGTGTCAAGGAGACGTCGCGCAATGGCTGATGGATCTGGCTTCTGGGCGAGACTCGCGAAGCCTCCTCATGGACAAGGTCGCGTGCGGCGTCGTCATGTCGATACCGGACTATCCCTATTCGAAAGCGACGGGGAAGGAGACGTCGGGGATACCGATCTATGGGCTCAAGGACTCTTTGTGGAAGCACGTCCATCCCTGCGAGATGGCGATGCAGATGGCGCCGCTAGCGGTGGAGGGCAAAATCATCAATACGTTGCAGCCAGTGACGGCGGGGGACTACGTGCTGGTAATGACGGCAGTAGCGGATACGGTGAAGGACGCCGCTTTGACAACTTACCGTCGCTTGAATCGCTTGACTCCGCCCTGCTCCCCAATGTGGAGGAACGACATAGGATTGAAGCTCCGCAAACAACTTCCGATAATCCAGAAGCAAGGTTACGCGACGAACCTTCGCTACTCGCAAGAGCCTTAGACGATGTCACCGACCTGTCGCTGAGCGAAGCCAAGCGTATCCTCGAAATGCGCGAAGACGATCCGATCTACAATAAAGAGCAATTTGGCATTATTGTTCGCGCCAAGTGCTCGATCATCAACTCGGCGATCAACGCCAGCTTGCGGGTGAGCGAGGAAAAATTCCGGCAGAAGCGATTCGATAAATTGCCTGAGTTGTTGGCGCTGATTGCTGCGGAAGAAAAGCGGTTGCCAGCGAAGTTGCTTGAGGCTATCGCATAGCTACCACGTTGTCTTTTGCTACCGGTAACACACCGACCACTGCCTCATGTCCAGCGTTGATCTCGACGCACCACACCTGTCCACCGGGGATCTCGGTGCCGGCGCCTAGCGTAGCCTGCATCTGCTTGCGCGTAATGACCTTGGCTTGCTCAAGTACCGAAATAAACTCGCGGTAGCTGAGCTCTTTCTTTATCAAATATTCCCGCAGCGCCGAAGTCGAGATTAGCAACCGTCGTGGCTGCAGCTCATATCGCACTGTCAGTTTGTATCGCGGCTCTTGTAACGGCCGTGCCGTCTCGCCGGGCACCCAGGCGCGCGGCATGACCAGCGCGTTGCCGATCGACTCGTTGAGGAATTCGGCGAGCGCCGGCAACGCCCAGTCGGCCTTGGCAACTGCGGATCCGACAACGAACTGCGGCTGCTCGAACAGCCAGTTCATGATGCGCTCGACCGAGAACTCGACAAGGCCAAGCTTCTTGACGATAACGCCGGCTACGGCGACCGCGGCAATGGTGCGAACCCAAAACCGATGCTCGGAACGAAATCCGGTCTTGGTCCAAGTCTGCTGCGTGACTGTCTCCAGTGTCGCCTTGGTCCAAGCAAGATTGCCCGGCTGCATCAGCCAGTTGAGGAACGCCTGCCCGGCATAGCCCGAGTTGGCGCGCAACGCCTTGCGCAGCTTGTCGCCTTGCACATGCTTGAGCTCGTCGGGGAGACTTAGGCCGAACTCAAGGATGCGCATGGCCGGTGCCTCGGGCGAGCCCTGCGCCGAGAGAACATCGACCAGTGACGTGTTGGCGGCCGAGATCAGGATGGTCTGCCAGGTCGACGCCGTGTGCTTGATCTCGCCGCCGCGCGTGGCGCGCATCTTGTCGCGACCGTTGGTGAAGTTCAGGACGAACGCTTTGATCGCCTCAGGGTCGCGGATCGATATTTCGTCGTAGATGACCGGGAGGTTGCCGAGCGCGCCGAGCGTAAGCGCTTTGCTGACCTTTGTGTCTTCGTTCGTGAGTCCAAGTCCCTCACGGCGGCCCCAGACTGAAGCTGCTCCAATAAGCGCAGTAGACTTACCCGTACCTGACTCGCGAGTGACAAGATGGATAATAGCTCCGCCTTCGTCGCGTTCTTGGAAGCGCATAAGAGGAGCTGCGAAGCTGGCAAGGAGAACAACTGATTGAGGTTCGCATCCAGACGCGAATAAAGCGTTAATACTTTGTTTCCATCCTTCAATGTCGCCTCCCTTGCAAGGACCGACCCAGTCCTCTTTGCATCTGATTTGAATTTCGTCGTTGCCCATGACACGTTTGACCCCGACACCGTTGTAAAGGTCGAGGCCGAACAGGAAGGCATGGTCGTCGTCCTTCCATCCGAACTGGTCATATCTCATGGACAAGGAATTGCTTCCGTAGAACATATCAATCGCGCTTCGACAGTAGCGCAAGAAATGGGTTTGTTCATGAATGTTTGCGCCTCTCGCTGCGAGTTCGGCCCCAGCCCCATGACCAAATACTGTGCTAGCGGAGAGATTGATCTCCATCCAACCCCTAACTGGCAATCTCTGTTGAAAGATAAGGTTAAATTCCCCTCGGACTTCTCCTGTTTGGACGCTGGAGAGGAAAATAGGGTAGCGAGAAATAACGATGTCAACATCGCCGCCACCAGTCCCTGTTTTAGTAATGAGCGCACCGTCGTTTCTCCAGAAAAAGTCATGGGGTAGGTCGGGGAGGTCTAGGTCTTTTTCCGCTTTCGTTTCAGTTTTTTCGCCAAAAATATTCGTTGCTGTGCCGGCTTGTGCTGTATCTCGCGCGTCTCGCCCCAAGCTGATCGGCGATTTGATTCGTCCAAAATGCGGACAGCTTCGGCAAGGCTCGGGATTGAGTCCTGCGAATCGTTCGCAGGTTGTTGCTCCCGAGAGATTCTGAGTTCGGTCAAGGCGTGATTGAGTTTCTTCGTAAGTGTAGCCTTCGTATCCTTCGGACCAGGTGTGCGCCAGTCGCTCGCCATCGTCGCAGTAAGCGAGGACTCCAAGAACTCCGTACCAGATTGGCTCAGGCACGTTTCCATGACTATCGCGCAAAGCTCTAACTTGAGCGCAAGTTCCCGCGATAAGTTCGCCAGATCTTGGCTCATCCTCGTAGATAGCTGCAAGCGCTCCTGCAAGGCGTGGCACATCCTGTTGAGATCGCTGTTGCTGTACGGGTCTTTGCTCACTTAAAGGCTCCCAGAGTTGCGCAAGTTCGTAAGGTCCGACAAGCTCGCCACACTCAACGAGTCGCGGTATTCCTTTTCGGTGATGGGTGCCGGGAGGCCGGAGAATTGAGGCGATGTCGGCGGTGCGCTCTGGGCCTGCTTGAAGGCCGTGTTGTACACACAGGCGCTTAAGTCCCTCCGCGTACCGTTTCCAAGTGGCCGGGTCCAGAGTAGACACCAGCGGCCAATAACAATGTAAACCCGTACCTGAAGCAACATAGGTTGGGGCAGGGAGTCGTGCTGCTCCACAAAAAGATACGACTGCTTGGTAAGCTTGAACGGCATCGGTGTAGGCTTTCGGATTTTTCTTTACTGCTTCGGGTCCTGCGTCGATGTCGAGCCAGAAGCTTCGAACTCCTCGCGCATTTTCTTGAGTTCTATGGCCATCAGCATTAAACGTTGCACACGCGAAAAATACAGTTCGTCCGGCTCCATCTTCAGAAAGACAATAATCAGCTGTTTCAGCGATTCGATCAAACCACCGATGTCTTTTTGTATTGAGGACAAAGACTCCATAGCGACCCTCTTCAGGCAGAACGTGTTTTAGGAAGTCTGCCGTTGAGGCCATGACGCACTCGCTTGACGTGGATCTGACGCTCGACTGGCGACAACTCTAGCGGCACGGGAAACCCGCGCTTTCGTCTGATGTGATCTTCAAGCAATGCAAGAGAACGGTACGCGGCGTCGGCTTGCGGACCCCAGGGTTCGTACCCCTGCTTTCGGGCACGATCGGCACGAGGCACAAGCCAGCCTCGGATCGTATGGTAGGACCGGCCGAACCAAATTGACAAGTCCGACGTGGAGAGCCTACCATCTTTCTTTGCTCGTTCGAGCCGGGCTTGGAACGAAGGCGTTGTCATTTTGATTCTCGTACCTTTGCGAAGAGGTAGCCGACAAAACAAATGTCAAGGCAGGGGCCGAGCACCCAAAACAGCCCGACAATATGTGCCGGTGTGCCTTCAACAAATACCTCATACAAGATCATGGCCGTTATCATGTCGGCAACCCGAACACGTTATTGAGCGCCGCCTGCAGCTCGTCGTTCGGCGGCGGCGCATCGTTGACGATGCCTGTGTTCTTCTGCGTCGGTGTAGCCTGTACTGTTTCGGCTTGCCGGCGCAGGAACGGCGGGATGTTGTCGTCAGGCTGCGCTTGCGCGGGCTCTGCAGCCTTGCGGGTGCGCTTAGGCTTGGCAGCTTCAGCGGGAGCCGTACCGAACACGGATTGTTGCGGCACCGGCTGCGCCTGTGGCTGCGCGACAGCGGGTTGCTGGTAGGCAAGGTTCTGAACGGCTGCAGGCTGCGTCGCGATCTGCCCTTGGACCGGTGTGTCGCCGCGGCCAACCAGCGCGTCGGTGACCTTGCGGGCAAGGAAGTCGTCGATCTTCTTGGCGTCGGCTTCGCTGACCCACGGCGCGTTGCTGGGGATCGGGTTGAAGTCGAGCTGCCCCACTTGGCCATGGACGAACGAGATGCGCGTGTAGATGTCGGACACGTCGAACTGCTGGCCCTTGAACTTGTCGCCGTAGACCCGCAGGTTGTCGTGGCTCATCACCGGCACGCGCAGCAGGAACGGCATGTCGTACCCTGATACCAGCACGACGATCTTCTTGATCTGGCCGCACGCCTTGGTCGCCTTGCCGCTCACCCGCGACGTGGCCGAGCCCCAGACGTTCTGCGGGCAGGTCTGACACGAGCTCGACTGCGGCTGTTGGGCGTTCACCGAAGCGCCGACGCCGTTATCCGAGAAGCAGACCGGCGCCTGGTAGGTGTCGGAGTTGGGATCGAACGGGCGGTCCTTGCCCCAGTACACGCGCTGGATGGCGACCGTCTCGTTGACGTCGAAGATGACGCAGTCGAGGAACTTGGAGTCGATCGGCTCCTGCTCGCCATTGGCGTCGATGAGCGTGAACGAGCCGCCCTTGATCGACACGTAAGGCGGGGAGGCCGAGCCCAGGCCGGCAGAGACGGCGGCGAGGATGGGCTTGCGTTGACGATTGGCGATGTGTGCTGGAAGATGCGTCATTTATATGAGTCCTTTATCTTTAGCTAACCACTCGGGCAGCGTTACGGTTACAAAATAGGCTTCGTGTTTGTCTCGATAAATTTCAATTTGGCTTTTAGGAAGCCATACTCCTTTCTTTTTCTCATCCGTTTCTGAGAAAAGAATCGCTTTATCGGTTTCCGCCTGTTGGAATCCTACGATGTCTATAAGATCGCTTTTCATCAGGAGCGCCTCACATTCACACGCACAAACTGCGACGTTTCAACCCCCGGCGGCGGGTTACCTGTCTCCTCGATCCACTCCTTGACCGGCTCCTTGAGCGCGCCGATATTGAGCATCTCCATCGACCCGCCCTGCTCGGTGCAAAACTTGAGGAACGCAGCCTGGTCGACGACCTTGACGTTGAGCAGCGTCGACTTATAAGCCGTGCCGTTCTCGGTCTTGGTGTTGTCCGCACCGCGCTCGTTGAGCAAAGCGAGTAAAGCGTTCTCGATGGTCGCCATGCCGTCCTTGTATGGCTTGACCTGCGCATCGAAGGCTTCGGTCATGCTGACGACTTTGGCCTTGAGCGCGAGATATTTCTCGACCAGTTGGGCGTCGGTTATCATTTGGTGATCTCGAATTTAGTCTTGAGTTCGGCAAGCTGCTCGCGGACTTCTTTACGAGCCCACCTAGTTAACGTACCGTGCGAGCCTTCAATCTTTTCTAGCTCGCCCGTTAAGTAGTCGAACGCTGAGCAGATCAGCTTGCACTCGGCCGGCGTGACTGTGACTCTCATATCGCTCCCTCCCTGACCGCCTGCAGGAGAACACCCTGCAAGCTCTCGTTACTCTCCAGCCTGCGGTAAATCTCGCGCTCCAGCTTGTTGCTCACGATCTGGACGACGGTGACCGGATGCAGCTGTCCAGGCCGATGCGCTCTTTTGTTAGCTTGCAGATATAGCTCAGTCTTGTCTGTGGGTCCGAACCAAACCACTGTCGAAGCTGCATAAAGGTCAATTCCGTGCGCCATCGTCCCGGGATCAGCAATAAGCAGCCGAGGGTCTTCTTGCTGCTGGAAATCCGAAAATATCCGGCTTCTCTCGGTTGAACTAACATCACCATTGACCACCGCGCATGAAACTTTGTCCTTTAGCTCCTTATATAACAAGTTGACGACGCTCGTCAAGGGCACAAAGCACAAAATCTTACCAGGCGCGTTGTCGATGACGGTCTTCAATTCGTTAATCCGCGGGCTCGCATCCAGTACGTGTGCCTTGTGGTCCTGGTCGTACACCGCACCGAGGCTGATCTGGATGAACTTCTGCCGCGCTGCGCCTTCGTTCATCGCAGTAATCGGCTGCCCCGACTTCATGACGATCTGTAAATCACGCTTCAACGCGCCCATCAGCTTTTTTTGTTCGTCGGTCAGCGCAACCTCGCGCTGCTGCGTGGTCATCGGCGGGCCGTCCCAGACGTCACGAATGTCGAATCTAATCGCAGGAGTGAGCAGCTTGCGCGCCTCTTCGTAGGCGCCGGCACGCGGGATCCACTTGAACGTGGAGACTTTCATCATTGTCCGGTTGTGGAAGGAACTGTAGCTTTCTCCTCGGGCGTTGTTGCAAAGTTTTGCCAATCCATAAGCGTCTGTAGGTCCATTCGAAGTCGGCGTTCCAGTGAGTTGCCACAGGTAATCTCGCTTTCCAATGAGCAGGCGAGCAATGCGATGGCGTTTTGTGCGAGCGTCCCGATACGCGCTTGCCTCGTCGATAATGCTAAGCTTAATGTCTGTTCGCTCGAACAAAGCTTTTGATAAACCGCTAAGCTCGAATCTTTTCTTGGTAGAGGCGCCCACTCCCAACCCATCGAAATTGATAACGTAAAAATCTGCGGGCTCGGCGAGAGCAGCGAGGCGTGCTGACGAGTCTCCATGCACAATTCGGTAAGTACGTCTTCCCAAAAAATTGGCGAAAATTGCGTCCCCCCAGACTCGCTGAAGGATCGACAACGGCGCGACGATAACAGCACGACAGTTCTCCTTCTGCATGATGAAGTCGGCGGCCCACAGCGTAGACAGCGTCTTCATGGTCCCCATGTCGGACAGGTTGAAGCACCGCGGATGGCTGACCATGAACTCGGCCATCAGCTTTTGATGCGCAAGCGGCTTGCGGCCCTTCTCGATCGGCCAGTCGTAGCCCGACGCCTCCATAATGCCAGGCACCGGCATGTCGAGGATGCGGAGCAGCTGCACGTTGCGCAGCGTGTTGGGCACCGCGAGGTACGCGCCGTTGACGCGCTTAGCGTCAGGCACGTACTGCTCGATCCGGGGGTTGGCCGGATAGACGAGCAGATTCCTAGCGCGGTCGTGGTAAAGCATCAGCGGTAATATATGATCGTAATGCCGATAACGAGATAAAGCGCGAGCAGTGTCCACGCCCACCACTTATGTTTGAAATCGAATCCTTTAGCCATTGTTACCTCCTTACAGCCTGTCTCTGGTCATGAACCTAACGTAGCCCCAGGACAGCAGTAGCCAGATGCTTACGATTATCAGCGCACGATCCATATCTGATACCCTCCATTGCGCCCCTTGCGGCCACGCACGCGAAGCGAGCACTTTAATTTTTCCATGCGCTTGTTGAACCTGCGCACAGTGACCGAGATGCAGTTATAAGCCCAGCTTGGTTCGTTGCAGTTTCGATAAACATAAGTAATAAGCTGTTGGCCATTGAGCCCATAAGGGTGCTCGGTCAGGGCGTTGAAAATTGCCTGCATGACGAAAGACTTTTTAAGGTAGGCATCCATCATAGTTTCCTATAGACCAAAGTGCAGACGACGCAGGCCAGAACGCCGATAAGAATGATCCCTGGCCCGACGAACTCGGTCATTTGATCTCTATCCATTGGAGCTCGCCGTCTTTCATCGTCACGAGGTAAGTCACCCCGCCGGCCGCGCGGATGCGGGCCATGACCGCCGCCTGCCGCGGCGTCGGCTTGCGGATGCCCTCGCGCTTGCATTCGATGCCATAGAAGCGACCGTTCTGGCACACTAGCAAGTCGAGTGTCGTTTGCCCGTACCCTGTTTGCACAGGCCAGAATTGGTAGCCTCCGAGAAACTTTTTAAGCTTCTCTTTGACGCGGCCTTCAGGGGTCATTTGGATTTCCGATTGTGCTGGCAGTCCAAAACGCTGCACCAACCACACAGCGGCCCAGGCGTCTTCTTGAATTCTTCTGCGTCAATCGCGTCTGCAATCTCATCTGCTAAATTCTGAACCTTTGCCCAAGTATGTGATGTATGACTCAGATCATGCGTCTCGCCCTTGCGACCTTCCTTGAGCCAGATGTAGGCGCCGACGAGGTAGGTGATCTCGGGCCGATGGGCTTGGAGAAGCAGCGCGCCGACTTCGAGTTCGAAAGGCGACTCGTATTTGCTGGATCCGTTTTTCCAGTCGATCAAACAAGCGGCATCGGTGCGCAACAGCACAGGGGCGTCGAGCACGCCGCGAAGCCACACGTTCTTATCGAAGAAGTCGCACGGTCTGCCAGCTTCAGTTATGCCAAGCTTTTGCTCGGGGGTGACCGTGCATTGGTCGAGTGGAGCAGCGTGCTTCTCATGGTGAGCCAGGTGCGCCGGCAACGGGCGCTTGCTGCGCAGTCGCTGCTCCATCGCCTTGTGGACTTCTATCCCATCCTTCATCGCTTGTGTCGGCTGCTCGCGCGGCAAGTCTTTGATGATGTATTTTCTAGCCGTTTGATGGGGACAGACAGTCCAAGTATTTAAGAGTGTATAACTTAACACAGGCATTTTCATAATTTGCCTCGTCTTTTCCAGGTACGAAGCAAATCGCAACGTCTACAATGACGTCTATTTTGAGCGTCGCGGTAAGTATTAGCTTCGTCATACAAATGCCCTTTAGGGCATTGCGTTATTTTAAGCTGATACTTACCCGTTTCACCGCGTCGAGAATTTTCTATATGTGTTACAGGTTCTAAATGCTCTGGATTACAGCAACAACGGACGCGGCAGAGATGATCTAGTTCTAAACCTTTTGGAACCCGACTCTTTGTTAATTCATATACCAAGCGATGTGCCGTTATATCCTGGCCATGATAACGGATGCGCCCATACCCAGCAGTGGAAAGGTAGCCAATCCAAAGCCAACAGCCCGAATTAGGTTCTGGCAATAAATTAGCTTCTATGCGCTCAGGTAACGTTGTCCAGCTCATGACATCATCTTCTTGAACCAGCAGTAGGCGAACAGCACGCCAACCGAGACGCCAACCGCAATAAGCACCGCGCTCATGAGTAAATCCTGTTCAACGTCGACATGATCCGATCGCGCACGGGCTTGGGTAGCGGATCGAGGATCTCGAACACGCTATCGAAGGCGTCGAACGCATCGACCGGCTTTTCGCCCTGCGCCGCAGCGAGCTCGGCCTTGGTGCGGCGAGTGCGCTTCTTGAGTGGCGGGTCAAGTCCTTCAACAGTTTGCGCGCGTTCTTGGCCTTTCGGCGTCGCCGGCATGAAAGCGAAGGGAGCTTGGGTCGGTTCATTCATAGCTCATTGACCTTTCTGTCATACTCGTCCCAGGAAATGCCGAACGCTGCGATCAGCATGCGCTCGACAGCAGTCGCGTAGCAGTGCTCGTCGCGGTAAGGCGCCTGCGGGTCGTCGCCAGGCTCGCCGTCGCCTTTATAAGTTGTGTCGAACACATCAACCTGAGCCTGGCCGATTCCTTTGTTGCGACATAGCAAAACTTCGACCAGCTCGTGAACGGCCACAGCGGCAACATGGCGCCAATCGTCCATGTAGCTGACACGGATGTTGAGATCGTTACCGGTCCAGAACCAATCGCCCGCGGTATCATATCGCTGTTTGTCATGCGGGATCGTCTCGACAATGATCTTCATACCGGCTTATTCTCCAGGCGTTTTTCTCGGGCCTTCTTGCCCCTGTGGCCGTACTTGCCGCGATCGGCGTTATGAAACTCCTTGGCCACTGCTGTCGGTATTCCCACCTTCTTGGCGAACTTCGGATTGTGCGCCGCTGCCGACATGAACTTCTTCTGCTTTGCTGATTTGCTTGGCATCTATCAACTCCTCGTCTACGAGCAGCGCCACGCCGCCCACGTTGACCCACTGCGCACCCTTGACTACGGGCCGGCTGATCGAGGCAGGATCGGCGATGGTACCCTGCAGCGTCAGAGGCTGCCCTCGTCCATCAGTGTGACGGATGATGACGGCCGATCCAGTTTGAAATTTACTTAGCGTATCGTTCACTCAGTCCTCCTTCGGCATCCAACGGTATCCCCGGCAACCACTCGGGCGTGCGTTTCATCTCCTGCAAGCAGAACTCAAGCGCCTTCTGCTCATGCCCGTCGCGCTTGATGAGAAGCAAAAGCTCATCATACGTAAAGTTCAACGTGCGAATTCCTGCGCGATTGATCCTGACCATTGCGTCAGACACAACGGTTTGCGTCAAGCCTTGGATCATCTCGGCGAACAGCTTTGCACCGTAAAGCTTCTCCCAGCCCTTACGCGTCTTGACTCGCCAGCCTTCCTCGAACGTCTCCTGGTCCTGATGATACTCCAGCGTGTCGTAGATGATCGGGCAACCGTTTGGGAGCCACATGCGGTTATTTCGAAGCTCGACTGGACCCCATTGGATCGGCGGGCCACCGGCCAGTCGCGCCAGCATGCGTCCCCCATCGCGCCACATTTGCTCGACAGCTGGATGCGTTGATCGATAGGCATCGCGCGCCTTGAGTCCATCAGCTTCAGATATGACAATGCCGGCCTTGGTGCGCAGCGTATGTCGGATCTTTTCACCGCCCGAACCGTAGCCGCTCTGGAGCTCGACCACCTTGCCAAGCTGGCGCTCCTTCGGATGATCCTTCTTGTTCACAAGGTAGCCGTAGAACTCCGTAGCTACGCCGACGTAGGGATCGCCGCCGTTGCGAAAGTTTTCGACGACGTCCCACTGGCCTGCGACTGTATTAGCAAGCCTGCAGTCAATCTGCGAAGCGTCCACCGCGGCTAGGAGATAGCCGTCAGGCGCGCAGATGCCCTCCTTGAGCGTGGCGTTAGTGTCGAGCTTTGGCATGTCAGGATCGACCTTCTTCATGTTCAAGAAGTTCGATTTGTCCCCTCCCGATGGCCTGGTCGTCCGCGCGCCGTAAGCTCGCGCATAGATAGCGAGCGGCCCGCGCGTCGACATAAAGCCAAGTGTCTCGGCTCGCGTCTGCTGAATGGTCGACTTGATGCCGAGGCGTGCTTGCGCTAGTGAGGCAATATAGGGATCTTCATGCTCTAAGAGGCTTTGCATGTACTCATCAGTACGAGCAAAGGCGTATATTTCGCCGTTCTTTCCGTTCTTGAATGCTGGTTCCTCACCAAAAGCGCGTAGCAACCCCGCAAACTTTTCGGCTGACTGAAATTCGGCTTCGCTAACGTCAAAATACTTAAGGTATTTTTGTTTTTTATTGTTCTCGGCCTGCCACACGCGCGCGAAGAACTCGGTGTCGCCGACAAGGACAGGATCCACGAACATGCGAATCAGGCAGTCCACGACCTCGTACTGCGATCGAGGAAATTGTTTAGCCAGCTTGCAAAAAATCGTCCATATCGACTCGACCTCATCGCAGCAGCCATCGGCGAGCTCGATCTGCGTCGCCTCGTCTAGTTCGTGCCAGTGTTTGTTTTTGAATTTTTCGTAGGGGGTTCGTTTGTTTGGCAAGCCAAAGAACGCGCGGACAGAATCAAGGCTGACGCTGAGGTGATTACCAAGAAGGAGACGAGCCATCGAGAGGGTGTCAAGCCAAAGTTTAGGTTCCACATGATACCAATGAGAAAGAATGAAACCATCGAATTGAGCATGGTGGCAAAGGATAGCTGTGTCACTCCAGTCCTCCTGTTTCAGCACAAACTCAAGCTGGCGCGCGTCGTACCATCTGGCCGGCGTGTCAGCGCTCCACTTGATGGCAGCGCCGTGCGGTTCGAAACGCTTGTCTCTGATGTACGCTTCGGTCGATAGCTTTTTCAGCGTGTAGTCGTCAGTGAACAGCGATTCGAAGTCTATGGTGACGATGCGCAAAGCTTTAAGTCCTTGTTAGCGGCGCTTCCCATTCGGCGATTGCGGCGAGAATGGCGCGCGGCATTTGGCGGCATCCGCATTTTGGGTAGCTGCAGGTCAGATGAATATCTGACGCTATACATCCGGCTCGAATAACCTGCGTGGCTCGGTCCGCTGTGATGCCGGGGTGGCCATCTGATTTAACAGCACCCTGACCACGCAATGCTTTCATGATTTGAGTCGCAAGCCAAACCCTGGTTGCAAATAGGGCTTCTTTGATCGTGGCATCAGGTTTCACGCGACGAATATCCTCAGTCACTTCCGCATGACGCTCAGCGATCTCCATCCCGATTTCCATTCCCGCTTTTGCGTCCATGGCTAATCTGTGGAAAGTGAGTTGGTGCGCCGCCAGCGTCCTGGCATTTCGATATAGCCGGATTTCTCCGGTTCACTTATTACCTCCGAGTCCGCCCCGAAAATTTTCATCGGTTCTGTTCCCGCTGAGTAGTGCACCAAACCGGGTCATGTTGTTCTGTGAGTGCGCCAGTCGCCTTGGCGATAGCCCATTTAAGTGCCGCAAAAACCTGTGCCTCGGTTGGATTCTGATCGCGGTTTTTCAAGAGAATCTCGGCCGCCCGGCGGCAACACGCTAGCAATTCAGGTGCGGCAGTAATTAGATGCTTATTGGCAATCGCCGTCTCTTGCGTGTCGCCAAGCGCGAGCGCAGTCCATTCGCCGTTCGCATTGCAAATCCACGCGCCTTTGCCGGCTTCCGGCTCTGCTTCCCAAGGTCCGCTTGTGTGTGCCATGTCAATTTCCAATCAAGCGCGTCGATTCCAAACTGCCAGCGCCGTCTCGTGGTCGTAGTAGCTCGTCGAGGGATTGGGGCAGTTCTCAGCGATGCAATGGATCATGAGCCCACGGCTGCGTTCGCCAGAAGTCATGACTTCCGGCTTGATGCCGCAGAACGGGCACGGCAGCACGCGCGCCACGGTCTTAGGATCAATCTCAACCGCATCATCGAAGAAGGGCTTCATGTGATTTTCTCTACTTCCGTTAATCGCCTTCGCGCATTTTCTCGTCTGCAAAGGCCGCGGCTTCGTCGATCCACTTCTTGCCGCAACGATCCGGCGCTATCTTTCGGATCACGCGGCCGCTGCATGGCCACCAGGGCGCGATACCCACTCGTTGTCGTTGCGACCTTTGAGCACCGTCATGCCGTCTTTGGTTTCTGCAAACACCATGCTGATCTCGCGTCAATCACTTGTAATTTCTGTCAGCTTGTAGACCTTGCCCTTGCGGGCGAAGAGGCGTGTCTTTTCGATTTGTTTCTCCTCTTCGTTCACAAAGGCCGCGAAAAGCAGCAATCCAGCAATGAAGCTGACGATCGCAATGAGAAACATCATAGCCATGTCTCTATCCTCGATAACAAGTTACGTCCATTATGCGCTTTGCGCGTCAGGCGTCAAGTTATTTCGCAGACCACTGCCAAGAGTTTATGTCAGGGATCTTGTAGTGCCTCAGAAACATAACCGCCAAGCAAGCAAGCTTGTACCGCCGCCAGGCGTAGGGCGCGTGCGGCTTGCCTTGGCTGTTTTGACCGCGCTCAAAAAGGAAGATCGCCTCACGGCTGTATCCTGTGAACTCGGACAGCTGGTCCATGGTCAGGCCCATGGCGCGGCGCCAAGCGCGGGCTTGTTCGGTCTCGGGGGTCATGGCTTATCCTTCCACTCGCCGCACCACTTAGCTTTTTCCATATAAGGAAAATACTGTGCGGTTTGCGAACGCTCGATACTGCCGACGATCTCGTGAACCAGTTGCGGCGGGTAACGTCGACAATAGCCACCATTGCCCAGCGAGTGAAAGAAACGGCAACTTTCACATGTGAACATGCTCACGCTCCTTCTTCATCATATCCAAGCCCGAAATTGTCTCCAAAAAGTCGAACGCAGTCGCCGAGCCCGTGTAGTCCTCGCTGCCGTCGACCATGCGGGAGAACGCGCCATAGAGGTCGCTCCAGCGCTTGATCTGCCGATCGAGAAAGGCCAGCTGCTCGGCATGGTCGACCGTGGCCAGGTGTTGCGTTACGCGAGTGAGGTAGGCGGTAATGGGGGAGGTCATTTGCCCGCCGCCTTTGCCAGCGCCGCGCGTGCTTTGATAGGAGCCTCGTTGAACAAGGCATAATCCTTTAGCGCCATTACTCCGATGAACCGGCTCATGTCCTCGATCAGTTTTAAGCAATCGCGCAGTGCTAAGGCCATTTCAGGGGAAGCCGCCAGATAGTGGGCGACCTCCTTCGTGAGCATAACCGCAACGAGCGGTCCTTTAGCATCGCCTTGTCGCACGCACCATTTCTGAATCTGTTTTGCGCCTGTGCAGACTACTGTGTCGTGGCAGGCGACCAGCGCTTTGGTTGTCATCTCTCATATCTCCCTTGGACTCGTCAGGCGCCGCTTGACGGCGCGACTCCCGCGATGTTGGCGGGAGTTTCGTCCTTACTCTACCTTCGTCGCAGCTTTCGTGCATGGCTCACACGCAGGCCCGCCGCCCCAGTGTCGGCCTGGAACGTCGTCCTTGCGGTTATCCCAGCACGGATTGAGCACGTCGCATTTGCAAATACCACGAACTAAAAACGAACGGTTGCGTCGCGGCTCGCTAGTGTATTCGACAGAGAAAAGGCGCATGTCAGTCTCCCTTTGCTGAGGTCATAGAGTAGTACAGGATGCGAGTGAGAAGTCAATAGTAACAATGACGGAAAACAATATTTCCTTCGTCGTCACTAGTGACATAGCCTCGCACGCGAGCACCGGCCAGCTTGCATACGGCAGGGCTCCGTGTATCAGCCTCGCCAGTGATATAGACCGTGCGTCGCATATCGCCGGTCATATTGACCAGTCGGCAGTTGTCGATCTTAGCAAGCGTTGGTCCGCCCATCCATTCAGTGAACCACGCCACGGCGCCGTCACTTTGCTTTTCGGACTTATCTGCGCGATACTTTTGCATGTGAGTATCTCCCTTTTCACGGTTTGGAGAATAGTACAGGATGCGAGTTATTGTCAAGCACCTTCTTCTGCTTCTTCGGCAAATTTCATCATTTTCTTAAGTTTATTGTAGCTCGGCGTATCGAGCGGCTCTGCGCTTTGTGGGTGCAGCCAATAAGGAAAGTCACGGCGGCATAGATAGATGACCGCGCTGCGCAAGCGCTCTATATCGGTTCCTTTTTCTTGGCTCATAAGCTTGTCAATAACGTCGAGATCGGCGCGCTGCATGTAGTGTGGCGTGGTCCGCGGCAGCGGGCTATCGAAATGCATGCGCTGCGGGGGATACCACTCAAAGCCGTGCGACCACCAAGGCCAAGGTAGCGCCAGCATCGGATTAGGCGATTCGTTGATCCATGCGCAGCGCTCGGCGTCCGTCCGCTTGGTCCAGAATGATGTGTCAAAGCCTTTAATGGTGCCGTGTTCTTGCGCTGTGTCGAGATCGAACGCCGAAAGGTCTATCCTGTGCGCAGGTTCAGAACGGCGTTTTTCGCGCTCCGCTAAGAGAATGACCAGTCGCTCGGCTAGATTAGTTTCGGGAGCCATCGCGCCAGACTCCCAACGATAGATTGTATTGCGCGCTACGCCGAGCGCTTCGGCCAAGGCTGCCGGCGAGAAGTTATGGTCAGCTCGCCATTGACGTATCTGTGCAGGGGTCATATTCGCTCCTTTGCACGTATTATAGCGCGTGATACGCGAATGTCAATGATACGCGCGTATCATCTGGCGTATCACTGTAATCATTGAGTTTTTTCGTGATACGTTGAGTGATACGCGCGTATCATGTCGAGGTGTGAAGTAGTGCTATAATAGTATCTTATGCGATGCTAACCGAGAAATAGGTGTTTTGGTCGCTATATGAATCAATGGGTTAGACTAAACACGGCTCCAAGGCAGCAAGGTATGGTGATACGTGATACGTTGTTTGCTCCCGAAGTCGCGTATCACGTATCACCTATATAGCTAGGTTAGCGGGGATCGGACATTTAGATTGTTTATATTATAGAATACTATACTATACTATAGCTAGTTCCTCTTTCTTTTCAACCACTTGTGGACATATTGCCCCGCCGACGACCTAACCAAACTTTATTAGTTTACTCTGTACTACGCCGCGTTGAGACACGACGCTATAGCATCCTATGCGATAGTACTACTCAATGCTATTACACGGTACTAACTCGGGTTCGGTTCGGCCATACCGCGCGACAAATCCATTTTAGTGCTTGGCCAATCGAACCGCGCAACTTTTTCAAACTCGATAGTATTAAATACTATTGACATCCTCCCCGCACTTAGTACCATAGCACTCCTTTATAGGAGTCGCCATGCGCAAACTTAGACGTCGTCGCTATTTAAAATTACCGCCGCGTGGCTGTGACAATTGCCAGGCATGCTTTCAAAACCACCGCAGGCTAGTCTGCTTAAAATATCGACGACGACCGTCGATACATCCGCCTAAATAAAAACCCCCGCCGCGGTTGTTCAAGCCGAAGCGGGGGCAGTTGGGCTGTACTGAGCGTCTTGTGTCAGGGAGACACATCTACGACTTGCCCGCATGCGACGGGCGTGCTATTTATAGCGCATCGCATCTCACGATGCAAGGGAGACTGACATGCCCGAAACCGACACCAGCCCGAAACCCTTTTTTCCGCCGGCTGCTCCACCGCCCATGGACGCTCAGCCTGGACCAGACTCGGCGCCGATCGAGGATCGCGCCATCGACCCGCCGCCTGCCGACGAGACCGATCGTTCGGACTGGATGTTCCCTTCCCTCGACACCGAGCATCTGCGCCGGCTGCGCGCGCAGCTGCGCACCAACATCCCAGGCGACGGCACGCACGCTGCTGCGGTCAGCACTCTTCTCGGCGCCCTAGTCGACTTCGAGCTGATGACCCGCCCGCCTCTGGTGGTCACCCGGGCGCAAGGCGAGCCTGCCACCGGCATGTGGCCGCACGACGGGCACTTGGACGAGGTCGACCGGGCGGCGGTGTGATGCCGCTCCTCAAGTCCTCCGCGATCGCCCGCATCGACTGGGAGGCAGACGAGGCCAACGTCGACCTCGGCACGCTGACCGTGGAGTTCACCAATGGGCGGCAGTACACGCACGAGTGGGTGCCCAAGGAGGTCTACGAGGAGTTCCTCCAGGCGCCGTCGCCGGGGGCGTTCTATAACGCGCAGATCAAGGGGCAATACTAATGCTGCTTGCCTACTTCCTCGGCCTGATCACGCTCCCGCTGGTCATTATCTTGTTCTGCGCCTTGATGGTCACGGCCTCGACTGACGACGAGCTTATTCGCATGTCGGAGATGCGCGGTTGACCGAGAAGGTTGTTTCACTCCAAGGCAAGCCGCTACCTGTACCTGGGGAGCCGGTCGAGGATGTCGTCAAGCAGCTTGAAGATATTTTAGAACGCGCCCGCAGCGGAGAAATCAATGGCTTCGTGGCCGTGGTTACGCACGCAGATAAGCTAGTATCGGCGTACCAGTCGATACGACCTAATCTGCGGGTCATGGGCATGCTGACTGTGCTTGCCGCGGAGTACGCGCGCGACTACAACGTGGTATGAATTCCGTCAACGACGTCATCCTTAAACTCGGGCGCAGCCGGCCGCTCGCGCATGAGGTTCTGTTCAAGCACCGGCACTCCGACGAGACGCCGCCGTTCCATACCGAGTTAATTCAGATCTGGCACTCCGCGCTGCAGCGCGTCTGTACGATGGCCTTCCGCGAAGGGGGCAAGTCGACGATCGCCGAGGAAGCCCTAGCCCTCGCTGCCAACTACCGGCTGTTCCACAATTGCGTTATCGTCGGCAACACCGAGAAGCGCGCTTGCGAACGCCTCACTGCGATAAAGTACGAGCTCTCGACCAACGAGCTGATGGCCGAGATGTTCGGGTTTCACGACGAGCATACGTCGAAGGTGTGGAATGAAGCAGAAGTTATTCTTTCCAACAATGTCCGTCTTACAGCCCTCGGCCGTGGCCAGTCATTACGTGGTACAAAATATCTTCAATATCGTCCTGACTTCTGCTTCTGCGACGACGTTGAAGAAGTTGAGAAAGGCCAGGTGTACACGGATGAAGAAGCACTGGAGACAATCCGATGGTTCTTCAAGGTTTTGATTCCGGCCTTAGATAAAAACGCGAGAATACGAGTCAATGCCACTCCCCTTTCCGCGTCTTCCCTTCCCATGGTGCTCGCCCGAGATCGAGACTGGGTTACAAAAATATATCCTATCGAGTACAAGGACGAGCACGCCGAGCGCACCGCTACTTGGCCCGGCCGCTATCCTCTGGACTGGATCGACTCTAAGCGCGCCTCAATGGAACGCGTTGGTCTTTTGGCCGATTACATGCAAGAATATATGTGTGTAGCCGAAGATCCCAAGACCAAGATTTTCAAGCAAGAGATGTTCAAGGTTCAACCGAGGGTGCGGACATGGGAGCCGGTGTTTGCGATGTACGACCCGGCGCGGACGACCAAGGCGACGTCTGCGACTACGGGGTGGGCAGTTTTTTCGTGGCTCTCGAATCGGCTCGTGATCTGGGACGCGGGTGCCGGGTTATGGAAACCGGACGAAATAGTTGGGCATATTTTTACGACAGCCGAGACTTACAACCCCGTAACGATCGGCGTTGAGGAAGACGGCCTTAACGAGTTCCTGATGCAGCCCTTGCGCCACGAGCAGCTGCGCCGTAACTTCATTATTCCAGTCCAACCGATGCGCGCGCCCAAGGGCAAGATCGCTTTCATTGAAGGCTTGCAGCCGTTCTTCTTGGCAGGGGAGATAAGCTTTGCGAAGCGGTGTGAGGCATTGGAGCAGCAGCTCCTTGGTTTTCCCGCTGGACGCATCGACGCTCCCAACGCATTGGCATACGCACTGCGCATGCGACCGGGGCTGGTGGTGTTTGAAGACTTTGGATCGGATAACGTCGCAACCGATCTACTGGTACGAGCCCGATCCCCTGTATGGGCGTGTCTCAACGCTAGCCCAGGGATTGTCACTGCTGTAATCTGCCAAGTCATCGACGGTGCCGTCCATGTCGTAGGCGACTACATACGCGAAGGAGATGCCAGTGCGGTCGTGGCGAACCTGGTTACGGATGCGCGGCTTGAATATCCCGACTGCCGGCTCGTGGCCGGCCTCGATCATTTTGGCAATTATGATCGGCTTGGTTTGCGGGGTGCTGTGGCGCGCATCCCATCCGAGTTGCGACGCGGCGCTGCCGAAGACCTGGGGCGCAGTGAGATACGGCGACTCCTTCGCCTGCAAATAAAAGGATTCCCCGCGTTCCGCGTCTCGACCAAGGCGCACTGGACGCTCAACGCCATGGCCGCGGGTTACGCACGCGCGATCGACAAGCGCGGCGTGGTGACCGAGGATCCGACGCCGGGGCTCTACGCGACGCTCATGGGCGGACTGGAGGCGTTTACAGCGCTGATGCAGGTTGGTACACTCTCCGACAGCGTGCCCAACTACCGGGTCACCGAAGGGGGCCAGCGGTATGTATCTGCTCTGCCGAACAAGACTGCGCCGTTACCTTCCAAAGATGAGCTGCTGCGCGACTTTGGCGCTGTCACTGATCGCGGTAATCTATCGGCAAGACGCTGATGCGCAGTCGTCACCGCCACCGCCGAACCTGCCGACCGTGAATGGTTCGGTTACGCTCAATGCAACTGCGACTTATACGCAGTTATTGCCGGCTACCGCCCTTAATAGTTTTGCGCGGCGTTCGCTGACAATCCAGAACAACAACACCAACGGTGACCTGTGCTGGATATTCATCGGCAGCGCGGCGCCAACGACACCGACGTCTATCCAGCTGGCGCAGGGCATTCCTTACCAGCGGTATTTTCCTTACGTGCCTAACGATAAGATTTCAGGGACGTGCGCGTCGACAGGCGACTCGATCTATGTCGATACGCAGTAAGGTTCTTGCCGTATCGCTGACATTCCTAGCGATTGCCGCGATTGCGCGCGCTGAAGGTATTGGCGGCGGTGTTGGCGGTTTCAATGGCATTGGATCAGGCGGCGAGAACGGGATCGCTGGCGGCGGCAACTCGTGCACGGCGAAGCCATCTGCTGCTGCGCTTGCCGCGGGCTATACGCAACTTGCGCTGTGCAACAAATTAAATTCGCTAGGTATCGTCGATCGCAACAACACTCTGGCGCCGGGGTATCTGTTTTATAATAACGTGAACGCGGTAACGAACGCAGCGACTGATTATTCTTTAACTTTAGGTGCGTTGACGATTGCGAGTGTGCCGTCAACTCCAGCGCCGCCGACGACGGTGCCTATTTCTGGAGGCACGTTGTTGCCCGGAGGAACTACCGTCTCGGGTGGTTTTTCAGCCGCTGTCGATATGCAGTTCGATCCGACCTATAATGCAGGAGGCACGGGAGCAACTAATTCGTGGCCGGCATTCTGGATGCAGTATCCACAGGACTTACCGAGCGGCTCTGGGCCTGCGGTTGCGTTTGTCGAGCTAGATATTGGCGAATGGTATAACGCGGCGTGGTTGACGACAGTTACGCAGTGGGCAAACGGAACAACAAGAACTTGTACGAACGCAAATAACAGCACCGCTTTTTCACCAGGCACCGGGTATAACACTTACGAAATCATAGTTACACCGTCGTCGCCAACAGCTTCTGGTTCAATCAAGTGGTACGCGGGACCGGTAGGGCAAACCGGTACGTTGCTCACGACGGTTAATTATTCGGGCAATACAATTCCGAGCAGTGGGACTTGTCCAATCGGGGCTTTTCAATTAGCGGATACGCAGCCGTTCGCGATTCAGCTGCAACCAGGTACGACTGGTGCAAGTGGAGCAGCTTCGGCAAAAGCAAGTTTCAAAAATCTGCGGGTGTTCAAAGCTCCTACTACGCAAACATATTACGGTCCCGGTGATGAAGTCCCAGGTGCACTTGCATTTTGGAGCGCGAGTCGTGCCTATAATAGTGCCTACGCAGCACCGGGTACGAACAAGGCACTAAATGTTCGGCGCGTTTCGGATAACGCGACATCCGATATTGTAGTTCTAAAAAGTGGCGCGGTTGACATTACGACAGCGAATACATTCGCAGGCGTGGATGCAACATGCAATGGCTCGACGGCGGGCATAAGCACTACCATTATTTTTACGGGATGTTCCAGCACGCCCACCGCAAGCGATACTATCGCCAGTACCGGTTTTACGCAGCCTGCATTTCTCATAGGTTGCGGGGCATTTGTCGCGGGAGCGGGGACTTGTACGCTCAATGCCGTGCAGAATATTTCTGTTGCAGAACTTGTTACGATGCAAGTTGCTCTTACTATTACCGAAGCTTATGACGAAAGCGGGGCCAATTCGTGCGGCGGTTCCGCGTGCCATTTGACACAAGCTGTCAGCGCAGATCAACCACAGCTATTACCGAATTGCGGAAATAGTATTTCGTGCATGAATTGGAACGGTTCGGCGCAGGTATTGACGAACAGTACAGGATTTACGCGAGCGCAGCCTTATACATATGCGCATGTGGCGCTTTACAATGGAGCGTCATGCGGTGCCGCTCTTAAATTTTGCGCGCTTTTGGTTTCAAATAGTGCAGGCAATTACGCAGGTAGCGCTTTCGACCAGACCGTGAGCGGCACATTGACTAAGGCTTCTATCAGTTTGCAAGCGAACGGCGGCACGGGCGACGGTAATTGTGGGTCGGGTTGCACGTCTGCGAATGTTTTGCATAGTGAAATTTTGGCTTTTAACGCAACAGGCTCGCTCATCGTGCAGGATGGTATCAGTAAAGTAGTAACTGGTACTGTAGGTACGCTTGGTATGGCGAGCGCGCTGACGCTTGGTAATGATACGTTTGGGGATTATTTGCTCGGTCAAATAAGTGAGACGACTGTTTGGCCGGGCTTTACACTTACTCAAGCAGAAAATTTAGCTTGCAATCATTCTAAGTGGTATGGCTTAGGAATTTGTTGATGGCCGAAGACGACGATGACGTTCGAACTGGAGCGACCGACGAGGAGAACCTCGTCGCGGCGTCGAACCAGACGTCGTCGCGTGAGGAAGAACTTTTAGACAAGCCCGGTGTTGAGAAAGCTTCACTCGAACTTTACAAGGACATCGAGAAGGCGTTTCAGGACCAGTGGGATCGGGAGAACTCGATCATGGATTACTGGGACATCTATAATTGCCAGCTTAGTCCTAACCAATTTTATTCCGGTAACTCAAAAATATTTGCACCAATCGTTCACGACGCAATCAATGCGCGGGTGACGCGTTTCGTCAATCAGATATTCCCGCAGTCGGGCAAGCACGTTGAGGTATCAGCATCTGAAGACAAGCCGATGGCGCTGCAGTCGTTGCTGGAGTTTTATATTCGTAAAGCCAAATTGCGCACCAAAGTCATTCCGCCGCTATTGCGCAATGGCGACGTCGAGGGTCAGTACACCGTCGCGCTCGGCTGGGTGAAGAATGAGCGGCATGTCGCGATGCGCGTGCACAAGGAGCCGACCGTCGATGCGCTCGCGATCCCAGGCGAAGAAGAGTTCGAGGACATTCAAGAGGAAACGATCGTTCATCAATATCCCAGCGTCGAGGTTATTGCGGACGCCGATTTTGTTTTGCTCCCAGTTACTGCGTCCTCGGTCGACGAAGCGATCGAAGCGTCGGGCGGCTCGGCGACGATCATGCGGCGGTGGTCGAAAGCAAAAATCCGACAACTGATTCGCGACGGTGAGATCGACAAGGAAGAAGGTCAAGCGCTGCTCCAGACGATGAACGCCAAGAAGACCGAGCAGTATCCGAACAAGCAGAAGGCGATGGCGGATGCGGCCGGTGTCAAGTACGACGCAGGCAAGTCGATCGCGCTCGTTTATGAGACTTGGACCAAGCTCAAGATCGAAGGTGAGCGGGTTATCGTTCGAATTTATTTTGGCGGTGACAAACAGATACTCTCGGTGCGGCGCAATCCGTACTGGTGCGACAAGGTGCCGATCCTGTCGTCCGCAGTCGAGAAGATCGAAGGTTCGTTCAAGGGTGTCAGTAAGGTCAAGTACGTCGACACTATCCAGTATGCGGCGAATGATGCGCTGAATGAGGGCATGGACGCAGCGGCTTATGCGCTGTTACCGATCATCATGACTAACCCGGAAAAGAACCCGCGGGTTGGTTCGATGGTGCTCAACGTCGCTGCGGTGTGGGAGACGTCGCCGCAGGACACGCAGTTCGCCCAGTTTCCGCCGCTGTGGAAAGATGCCTTCACCATCGTCAATTCCTGTAAAGATCAGATATTCCAGACGCTTGGTATCAACCCTGCAATGATGCCGCAGCAGGTTGTGGCGCCGGGCAAGAAGCCCAACCAGGCGCAGATCGCCAACGAGCAGCAGGTCGACATCCTAACGACGGCGGATGCGGTGACCGGGATCGAGGGTGAGATACTCACTCCGATGCTGCAGTGGTTCATCGCACTCGACCATCAGTTTCGCGATAAGCCGATGACCATCCGCGCGTTCGGCGAGCTCGGTGTGCAGATCGAGATGGAAGAGATCGAGCCGGTGCAGATGGATCGGCGCTTTGAGTTCCGCTGGTTCGGCGTTGAGGCGGCGCGTAATATTCAGCAGATGCAGCAGCAGATGGCGGCGGTGAACATGCTGCGCGGCATCCCGCCGACCGCGTTCCCTGGCTACGAGCTCAACCTTGCACCGGTCATCTCGCAGTTGGTCGAGAACACGTTCGGCCCGCGGCTGGGCTCGCAGATATTCACCGACATCAGGAAGAAGCTGACACTCAATCCCGAGTTCGAAAACGGCATGCTCGAAGCGGGCTACCAGCTATTGCCGCACCCGATGGACGATGACGCGCAGCATGTGCAGGTTCACATGAAGCAGATTCAAGAAGGCGGCGATTGGCATGGGACGCTGCGCGCGCATATTATTCGGCACCAGATGCAGATACAGCAGAAGTCGGCGGCGATGGTCGGGCAGGCGCAGCAAATGGGTCAGCAGCAACAGGGCGGCGCACCAGGTGGGGGAGGTCCACGGCAAGGGGCAGTGCCCGCGCAGACAAGACCACAATTACCAGCGGGGGCAATACACCAGGATCGCATGCACACAGGCATGCCTCGTGCAGTGAGGGGATGATGAGAAAATTGATTTTGATTATTGCGCTGCTTTTCACAGCGTCGCCGGCCTATGCGCACCATCACGGCCGGCACCACCACCATAAGCATCAACACGCCGTAGTGGCGCACAGCTTTCAGGAAGGCTTGGGCTATGGGCTTTTGCACCAGCTCGATAGCATTGGTCCACGGCCGTCGCGCTGGTGCGGCTGGGAGATGCGGCGCGAATTAGGTGTGCGTGATCCAGCTTATAATCTTGCACGTAATTGGGTACATTATGGAGCACCGACTTATCCACACGTCGGGGTTATTGTCGTGTGGCCGCATCATGTCGGGCGTATCGTGGGGGGTGAACCGGGGGCCTGGGTCGTCCATTCCGGCAATGACGGGCATGCGGTAAGAGATCGAGTGCGTTCCGTAGGAGGCGCGATAGCGTTTCGAATATGACCGATCGCTTCCCTATCTGCTTACCATTCACGCTGGCGCAGGAGTGCCCGTATCCTAACGAGTGGAGCCGAATCACCGGCCCCGGTCTGCACGGCACCGGCAACTACTCCGATGACGCGGGCGACAAGGGCGGCCCGACGATGTGCGGAATTACGCATATTGAATACAACCTCTGGCGCAAAGGTCACGGGTTACTTACGCAAGACGTTCGGAAGATGCCGCAAGAGGAAGGCTACGCGATCTATCGTGTGTCTTACTGGGAGCCGCACTGTCCGAATTTGGCGCCGGGCGTCGATCTGTTTTTCTTCGATACGTCGGTCAACATGGGGAGCAACCGTGCGGTCAAGCTTTTGCAAGCGTCGTTAGGTGTTACTCCTGACGGCGACTGGGGGCCGAAGACATCGGCTGCGATGTTGCTTGTAAAGAGTTGGCCTGCTATCATAAAAGACGAACAAGGTCTGCGGGCCAAGACTTACGAATCGTTTGGCGCATTTCGCTTGTTCGGGCAAGACTGGTTGCGGCGTGACCAGGAGATCGGCGCAGAGGCGCTGAAGATGGCGGCATGACAGCACATTTATTCGGTGGCCTTGGCATGATGCCGTTCGGGATTGTAACCGATCCCGGTTTGCCGAACTTCATGCAGCGCGCCAGGATGAGTATTCCCGGCCTTGTTCTTCACGGTCCGTATCGCGATTACAATACCGGAGAGATTGCGAAACAGGCTGATGCGCTACCGGTCGGCGACATAGTTTTTGTCGTGATGACGTCGCTTTCTGCGAACGACGCTTTTATTATAACGGGGTACGCCAAGCGTAAGATTCATTGCTTGATGTTTCAGGCGAGCAAATGGGGGCCGGCGGCAAGCGCTCCGAGCAATGTAGGTTTTGCACATTTGATCTATTCATACATGCCAATCCCGGTTCCTTTAATTGGCGCTTACATCCCCGGCCCAGGCACAATGACGGTAGTCAGCAAGTCCGGTTACGACGCGAGCTATAAAGTAGCGGATCGCGTTTACGTCCAATCGAATATTAACCTGCCGCATCCAGGCGATTACGATGCGCCGAGCCAGGAATTGTTTATCGGTGACATGAAACGCCTCATTGGAGCTTAAAATGTTGACCTTGAGTCCCGGCGCTCGGTTCATGATTGGTATTTGCATCACACTCGCGATCGGTATCAGCTCGGGCGCTGTCGTTCTAACGAACGCCATTCCCGGCGACTGGATTAAGCCAGTCGAGGCGTGGTGCGGGATTATCGCTTTTGTTGGCTCAGCGGCTCAGACCGGTCTGCAGGGACTCGGGATGAGCAACGCCAGCAAGGCGGCAGCGGCTGCAACTTTGCCGTCTGATCAGAAGGTGGCGCTGGCGGCGAGCGCGCCGGAAGTCAGTCAGATTGTTACCACGCGGGCGATCGCCGCGGCTGCCGGCCCTGACGGCGACGGGGCGAAAGTGGTGTCGAGGATCGCGGCATGAATTTTTTCGACCTGATCGGGTTGGCTTCTAAAATCCCCTACGATCTGTTACAAAAATTTCAGGGGGATGTACCAAAATTCGAGCGTCTAATGGCTCTCGAAAAGCAAGCGTCCCCTCATGTCGATGCTCTTATACCTATTATCAAAGAAGGTGAGGGTATTGTGAATACGTTAAGCCCTGACGTTCTTGCGCTACTCAAAACATTAGGAACATAACATGAGCACGACCACGACGACGCCTCCTACTACCCTGACCGAGTTTCAACAGATCGAAGCTGACGTCATGGGCTTCGTCACCAAGGTCGTGAACGAGGCTGAAATTTTAGTCGAGGATGCTGTCCAGGCTCTTGAGAATGTCGCGGCGCTCGTGCCGCAGGCGTCGACTTGGATCGAGAGCGCGATCGCGTTCATCGAGGGTATCCCGGTCGTTGGGCAGAACCCAACCGTGCTGGCTCTGGTGGGGACGGTCGATCTTGCCACCAAGGGGCTCGATGCCTTTGCTTCGGCGATGGCGGCGGCGCAGGCGCCCGGTGGATCTGTCACCGTGACCCAGGCGACGCAGGCTGTGATCTCGGGTGTTCAAGCTTATAATACCGCTAAGTCGGTGGCTGGTACGATCGTTACGACTGGGGTTGCTGCTGCTCCAGCAACCGCGGCGGTGATTGCGTCCACTCCTGCGCCGGCCGCGCCGACGGCATGATAGGCCCATGTTTCATGACGTTGTCGAGCTCATTACTTCAGGAGCGGCGATCGGCGCGCTCATTATGGGTGTGCGCAATTCGAACAAAATACAGGCTGTCCACGTTGATATTAATAGCCGCATGACCCAGTTATTGAAGGCAACTGGTACGGCAGCGCATGCCGAGGGGGTTGAGGCGGGAAGAAACGAA